CACATCAGAGACCTATACAAAGCGAAGAGGGGTCTCGAGACAGAGTGGGCGGTACAGCAACGGGATAACCAGAGATATACTCTGGATATGGTCCGGATTGACAACAAGATAAGAGAAGTTGTTAATCAAATTAAGTTAGAAGAGGCTAAGATAGCTAATCTAACTAATAAGATCGAAGATGCTGCACCCAGCGTTTCAGTAGCTACGTAAACAAAAGCTACATCGTTGAAATACGTAACTTCACTACAGGATCTCTTGCACTTTATAAAAAACTAATATATAAAAATATTACTATACAATTAATTAGAGCACAGACGCGTATAGTCGACGGCCTAGAGACTGTGTTCGGAAAACTAGGAGGATATAATTATGGCAAGTACAACGTTTAACGGACCGGTACGATCCGAAAAAGGCTTTCAAGTAGCGACTAAAAACACGTCTACTGGAGCAGTAACAACTAGAATGAGTTCAGGTATGCCTGACTTAACTGGTTTATCAGTATCAGATGTAGCAACAGCTTCTACTCTAACTTTAGCAGCAGACACTATCTCAGTGATAGATTACACAGGCGCAGCAGCTTGTGCAGCCACTTTACCTGCAGCGACGGCTGGAACAGTTGTTGTTTACGCACAAGCTAAAGATACAACAGGCGGAACTGCAACTTTAAGTTTTGACTGTGCTGGATCAGATGTTTTTGCAACAGGATCTGTAATTGAGTCAAGAGGTTCATCAGAAGTAACTTTTGATACCTCAGCGGCGGGTGAAACTTTATTAACTTTCACTCCTGCTAACGCAGCAACAAATCTTTTTACAACTGGAAGCATGATCGCTTTTATTTGTTACGAAGATGGCACATACCACATTGCTTCAAAAATGGGTGGTGCGGCTGACGCTACTACAGGTGCATTTGTATTCGCATCGTAATGGTTAATTATGTGGGTGAGAAACTTCGAGACTTTTTGATCTTGATACTCACCCACACCAAAGATAAGGAGAAAAAACTATGTATATGGGTGATGTAAAGTCGAAGACTTTCTTAGACACAAACGCTTCGTCTGCAACTTATGTGGCTGCCGCTGCTCAACCAACAAGCACTTTCACGTTGGCTAATACGTCTTTCGGAACAAATACCGCAAGAAAAATTACAGCTACGACTGCTGGAACGGGTGATAACGGCAAAACAGTTACGATCGTTGGAACAGATCATAACGGAGATGCGGCCACTGAAGTTATAACTTTAACAGGATCTGCGGAAACTTCGTCTGGAACTACTATAGCTTTCTTGACAATAACTTCTGCTACAGTTAGCGCACAACCTGCTGCTAACGTATCTTTAGGAATGACTGCTGACGTGTTTGGATCTGTTTTTCAAGGTAGAACTAGAGTAAGACAGGTGAACGCCGAGTCAGGTGGATCAATCGGAAGTGTTCTATTTAGAGATGGAAGTTTAACAGGAACAGCTTTACTAACAGTTAGAACGAGTGCAACTGCAGGAGACATCAATACAGTCAACATTCCTCAAGATGGAATATTGTACAAAGATGGTGCATTTGTAACTTTTGATGAAACTCAATGTAATTCAGCAACTGTTTACTTTGATGGGTAAGGAGGATAAGTGGCAAACACTACTTCCGGTACAACAATATTTGATAAGAATTTTTCTATAGATGAGATTATAGAAGAGTCTTATGAAAGAATAGGTCTTCAAAGTGTATCTGGTAATCAGATGCGCCAAGCAAGAAGATCTCTTAATATATTATTTCAGGAATGGGGTAATAGAGGTCTACACTATTGGCAAATCGGAAATAACTCAATTACATTAGTAAATGGTCAAGCAGTTTATACAATGTTTAGATCAACAGGTGATGGCACGTCTGATGCTACAGCTATTTATGGTGTGGACGATATTTTAGAGGCTGTTTATAGAAACTCCTCAAGTGTTGACTCACCTCTTACAAAAATAAATAGATCTACATATCAAGCTCTTTCTAATAAGACATCAACAGGTCAACCATCACAATATTACGTTCAAAGATTTATTGATAAAGTTACAATTACTTTATACTTAACTCCAGGATCATCAGAAGCTGGAAATACAATTAATTATTATTTTGTAAAAAGAATACAAGACGTTGGTGATTATACTAATGCAACAGACGTGCCATATAGATTTGTACCTTGCATGGTGTCTGGATTAGCTTTTTATTTATCACAAAAATTTAAACCTGAATTATCTCAACAAATGAAACTATACTATGAAGATGAATTACAAAGAGCATTAGCTGAGGATGGTTCTTCTTCAAGTTCATTTATAACCCCGAAAACTTATTATCCAAATGTCTAATTTTGCAAAAGGTAAATTCGCTAAATTTATATCTGATAGATCAGGAATGGAATTTCCATATAAAGAAATGGTTACAGAATGGAATGGTTCTAAAGTACATATCTCTGAGTTTGAAACAAAACAACCACAATTAGAGCCTAAAGCACATGGAGCTGATCCACAAGGTTTACCAATGGCAAAACCAGCTAGAACAGAGCCAGCCACACAGAATTTATTACCAGGAAATCCTTTTAATATTACATCAGGAAGTACAACAATTACAGTGACAGAACCAAGTCACGGGAGATCTACTTCAGACACTGTGGTTTTTAGAAACGTAGATGGGTCGCCTGGAGGCGTTGCTTTTACAGCATTTGAAAATTCTTCAGGATTTAGTATAACAGTAACAGGAACAGATAATTATACGTTTACATTAGGATCAACTCCTACTGTAACGGAAAAAGCAGGAGGAATGTTTGTAACGGCAGGGCCGGTAACATTGACACCATAATGGCAGGATTAAGTGCATCAGGATTAAAAACACAAATAAGAAGTTACACAGAGGTTGACTCTAATGTGTTATCTGATTCTGTTTTAGAAAACATTATTTTAAATGCACAGTATAGAATATTTAGAGACGTGCCGATTGATGCTGATAGAAAGCAACAAACTGGTAATTTAGTTACAGGTCAAGAAACAATCAACGCCCCAGCAGGAGCAGTTTTTATTAGAGCAGTGCAAGTTTATGATTCAACTTCAGCTACCACTGGAGCTAATGTATTTTTACAGAAAAAAGATGTTACTTATTTACAAGAATATATTTCATCAACAGAATCTGCAAAAAGAGGTCAACCTAAATATTATGCTATGTTTGGTGGTGCCACAGGAGAGTCTGATACCACTTCTGGAAGAATGATGTTTGCCCCAGTCCCTGATACGACTTACAAATTTAGGGTGCATTTTAATGCTGCTCCAGCATTATTAGAGGGTGATAACACTAGTTATATTAGTATGAATTTTCCAAATGGCCTATTATATTGCTGTTTGGCAGAGACATATGCCTTTTTAAAAGGTCCAGCAGATATGTTGACACTTTACGAAAATAAGTATAAACAGGAAGTAGATAAATTTGGTGTAGAGCAGATCGGTAGAAGAAGACGAGATGATTACACTGATGGGGCTGTTAGAATAACGATACCATCGACAACACCTTAAGGAGTTTTATTATGGCAATAACATCGGCGATATGCACAAGTTTTAAACAAGAGCTTTTAGTTGGAACACACAACTTTACAGCTACAACTGGAGACACTTTTAAGATAGCTCTGTACACAAGTTCAGCTACATTAGGAGCTGGAACGACAGCTTTTACAACATCTAACGAAATTACTAACACATCTGGGACTGCCTATACTTCGGGTGGAGCGACATTAACAAGCGTAACTCCAACAACAGATAGTACGACGGCTGTTTGTGATTTTGCAGATGTTAGTTTTACAAGCGCATCGTTTACAGCAAATGGCGCGTTAATTTATAATGATGATCAATCAGATAAAGCAGTAGCAGTTATTGCTTTCGGCGGTGATAAAACTGTATCTAGCGGAACTTTTACAATTCAATTTCCAACAGCAGACGCTACAAACGCTATCATAAGATTAGCGTAAGGGAGAGAAACGGATGTCCGTTACTCGAACTTTCACAGTAACGGTAGTCTCTACCGACTCTGGTAATAAATATTTTATTGATGGTGTACAACAAGCAACTTTAGAATTAGTTGAAGGTGCAACGTTTAGGTTTGATCAGTCTGACAGTTCAAACTCTGGTCACCCTTTAAGATTTTCCACAACAAGTGGTGGTTCACATTCTGGAGGTAGTGAGTATACCACAGGCGTTACAACAAACGGAACACCAGGTTCTTCTGGTGCTTACACGCAAATTCAAGTTGCCTCTAGTGCACCAACTTTATACTATTATTGCACTGTTCACTCAGGGATGGGTGGTCAAGCAAATACCCCTAATACTGATTTTTGGGGAGCGGGAAACTGGAGTGCTGGTCTTTGGGGAATAACGGACGCTTTTACGAGTGGTTGGGGCGTTGATGCATGGAACACAGGTGGATCATGGGGTCAAGCTACTGATGAAGTAGTACAACTAACCGGTCAAGCTATAACTGTATCTTTAGGAGAGCCTATATCAAGCTCTTTAAATGGTTGGGGTAGAGATACTTGGAATGGTGGTCCATATGGAGAAAGCGATAACCCAACTGTTACATTATCAAGTCAATTAATTACATCTTCAGTTGGAGAAGTTACAGCTTTTCCTGAACAAGGTTGGGGTGGAGATACTTGGAACTTTGAGTCATGGGGCTTTAATGGTTTAACAGTAGAGTTAGACGGTCAATCAATTACATCAAATTTAGGTGCTAACGGTTGGAGTAATGCATCTTATGGTGAAAATAGTTGGGGCATGTTTACTTTAAATCCTGCAGATGTTGTAGGGTTAACAGGACAACAAATAACTTCTGCTATACCAAGTCAATTAGATATACCAGAACAAGTTCAAGGACTTGGAATTACTTCTAGTGTTGGTTCAATAACACCAGGAGAATTTACAATAGGATTAGGTGGTCAAGCAGTAACATCATCTGTTGGATCTTTAGCTCCTGCGGATGTAGTCGGATTAACCGGTCAAGAAATAACTTCAAGTTTGGGTTCACCAGATATAGGTGCAATAGAATTAATTAACTTAACTGGAGTTTCAGCAACGGTATCTGTCGGTGTTATAGACCCTGTTCCAATGGTTGTAGGATTAGGTGGTCAAGCAGCAACATTCTCTGTTGGTTCATTAACACCAGCAGATGTAATGGGATTAACAGGTCAATCTGCAACAGTTTCTGTAGCTGGTTTTGGCACTGCAACTGGCTTTGGAATTCAAGCATATTCTGATGTTGACACGGGGTCAAATTCTTCGTATACAGATGTTGCAACAGGATCAAATACAAGTTATACTGACGCTGCATAATAGGAGATAAAATATGGCTTCAACATATACTGGTTTAGGTGTCGAACTTCAGGCAACGGGTGAAAACGCCGGAACGTGGGGAACGAAAACTAACACAAATTTACAACTTATTGAACAAATTTCAGGGGGCTTTACTACACAAGCCGTATCTGATTCTGGTGATACAACTTTATCTGTATCTGATGGATCAACAGGTGCAACTCTTGCACACAGAATTATAGAATTCACTGGAACTATTTCAGCATCTAGAAATGTTACTATCCCGATAGATGTTCAACAATTTTATGTTTTAAAAAATTCAACATCTGGATCTCAAAACGTAGTATTTAAATACGTATCAGGGTCTGGAGATTCTGTAACTGTTGCACCAGGCGCAGTAAAATTAGTTTACGCAACAGCAAATGATGGGACTAACCCAGACATTGATGATT